GGAGGTAGGCGATATCATTACAAATTTTTATATTTAGTTTTTCATAAGGTTTTATTGGTGATACACCTTTTTAAAGTTTTTTTTAAAAAGGTATTGACATATCCGTATAATACTATAAAATGGTGATAATTGGAGAATGTAAGTTTAAAGCATAATAACCCCAAATAATAGGAGACAGGCATGAAACAAACAATCAAGGATAAAACCAATGTCAAGGCAATCGCAGATATCTTTGCAATCCTGGATGGACAAACAGAGGGCGTGGATAAAGATATGATTCTGGTTAAAATGATTAATAAAGGTCATGACTCCCGTGTGGTACACCGCAATTTATTAGCACTCAACCGCACAGGAGCATTGATTTACACAAAGGACGGTTTTTATTTCTTGCCCCAATATTTGGGCATGGATGATAAAACTGAAAAAACCGAAAAAACAAAAAACCCAAAAGAGGAGACAGGCATGAAACATTACGTCAGTATTAATGAAATTATTGAAAACCTAAAATCAGGGAAAAAAGAACACACATTAAAGGATGCCAAAAAACAGGCGGTAAAATTCGGTTTCACGGATCATGCAGATATAAAAACAAAAAAGGATATGATCATATATTTAAATGGTCGTGAATTTGATATCCATGATACAATTGTAAACCCTAGCACTGGAAAAACAGCGTATCAAGAAAAAAAACAGGAG